TCCACTTGGGGAATATGAATATTTAGATGGCCCTCTATAAGGAGCAAATAATTTTAGTGCATCTGGTTGGAATGGAGCAGCTGATGCATTCTTAATACAGGGTACTATGGATTCTAATGGAAATTTAACTAGATTTTTACGTGATGTTTCTATAGGTTCTAGTGGTAACTTTAATTCAATAGAAATGGTGATAGGTTCAGATGTCTATGAGATTAACGATATTGTTAAAGTTATAAGTGATGATAGATTATTTGCTAAAACTATATTAAAGAATGGTAGCAGTTTTGTACCTGGTGGATTATCACCATCTATAAATGATGCGAAGAGTGCCGATTATAAGGTAATCGGTGGTGGCTTTAATACATATTCATCCAGATTAAATGATACTGGTTTTGCAACATTATTTAGATTTATTAATGAAGGTGCACCTGGTATTATTTATGAAACTATTGACGAGGATGGAAATAGAGTGCTATCACCTGATGGTTCTATTGCTGAAACCTTCTCTATAGAACTTAGAGCACAAGAAGATATTTTAAAATCAGTTTACATAGGGAGGTTACCAGATCCTGCTAAACCGACTAAGTTTAATCTTACCGATGTTATAGGCTATGATTTATCACTTCAGACAAAACCTAGAATAACACCAATTGGAAGACATGCTGGAACATATCAACCTACTACCAAGAACTTATTTTATTTCAGAGATCCTTATATAGACCTTTTAGTTATAACTGGTGATGATGCAGTGTATAAAGAAAAGGTAAAAGATTTATGTAGGTATTCAAATACTCAGTTTAATTCTAGTGATACTCAAAATTTTGGTCAATTAAGAAATCTGTTTTATCATAAAGTAAACGAAGAAGATCCATCCACTATATTAGAGCTTTCAACAGAGGATGCATTCTTAAGTCTATATCCACTCATAAATGAAATTGGTATAGCAAAAAGAGACTTCTATATATTTTCTTCTAACTGGGAACCTTCTTATTTTAGAAAGAGTATAGATAAATCTGAAGTTGAATCCATCATAGGCACACGATCCATGACAGAGAAAAAATCCTTCCTAGGTTCTAAATATTTAAAGGTTCCACATGAAATTAAACTAGAAACATTTTTACATGAGCCTGTTGCAGTTAAAGCTGCGATAAAACAACCTAGCTTAATAAAAGGTACATTTATGACCAGGGAGAATGACACTTCTGTATTATTCTATATGTTTATACAAAAAAGATTAATTCAATTTTTATTCGAACCTATTAAGGAACAGTTTAAAAAATACATTAAGCCTGAATTTGGTTTTGGTGATATTGATACATTAGATGATGATGTTGAGAGATACATAACTCAAAATATTTTACATCTATATAAGTTAGATAGTATTGACTTTTATGTTAAAAGTACCAGAGTTGATGCACCGTTGGATTATTCTACTGCTCAGTTAAATAATGCTGATAAAGTAGAAAATGGTTTAACTGTTAATACTTCAATAGGATCAAAAATATTAAATACAAATCCATTTGATCTTAGCCTAATATATAACAAAAGAAAGGGTTTTACTGAATCATTTGGATTTAGCATTACTATAGTTAAAAAATAATAATAAAATGGCGATAACCATACAAGAATTAATTGCATCAGATACTGTTTCACAGGCTGTAGATAAGATTAATTTTAATTTTGATCAACTGATACTTAATGGCGGTGGTCCTTTAGGCCCGTCAGGTCCACAAGGCCCGGCAGGTCCAATTGGTGGTAGAGGAGAACGTGGTACAGAGTGGTATGAAGATGACTCAGTAACCGGACCAGGTAAAGACCCAAATGCCTTCCCACCAACTTTGCTTCCATTAAAGGCAGATTACTATCTACAATTTGATGGACAAGTTTGGGAATATAATGGTAGCTTATGGGAAGAGACGGAGGTTAATCTTACAGGACCGCAAGGCCCTACTGGTGCATCGGTTGGATTATCACAATTTGGTAATTCACCTAATCCTGGTAACCCAGGTGGCGTTGCACCAAATAATTATGCACAGAACGCTAAGAACGTAGGGTACCCTTCATTAATGGCAGCAGGATCACAGACTATTTCTACTGACAATCAAGGTGTACCTACCTTTGCTGTTGGTATTGCAGGACCTAATGATATTGCAACATATCCTAATGGTGTATCTGTAACACAAGACTTTAGATTACTAGAAGAGTTTGCAGGAACACTTGATTCAACTAATACAAGTTTTCTATTACATCAGAAAAACAGCGGTGCTACTGCGTTGCGTTTTATGGGCGGTATTCAAGCAGGTGAAAATTTTGAGCAGCTAGATTATAGTAAGTTATCACAAATAAAGTTATCTTCTGATGACACTTTAAATATATCAGTACCTAAATCACCTACTGCTATAAATAACATAAATGATACTATTGGTTTTAATATAGAAACTGCCGAAAGAGGTCAGACTTATAGATCTGGTGCTGGGTTTAAGTTTGTTACTGGAACAAAAGGTGGGTCTGGGTCACCGTTCTTTAATTCTAATTTTGAAGCAACGGTTTCTACATTTAATCCACTAGGTAGCTCTGAAAAGGGTAAATTTGATTTAAACACCACTGGTACTGGTGCTATTACTAGGCTACAGATGGGTGGTGATGATATAACAATACCTACCACGACATCAGCTACTGGGTTTTTAGTAGCGGAGGCTAGGAATATAGATCTTGTGTCTTCAAGCCAAATTGAACTTAATGCAGGATCTGATGCTTATATAAAATCCCAAGGAGCTACTTTAACCGTTGATGGTAATATTCAATTAAGTACAGTAGCAACAGGTGAAATTAATCTTACTTCTAATGGTAGTGGAGATGTAATTTTAAAATCAGATGGAGGAGGTATTACTGGAATATATAGTAATCTTTCTATAGGTTTAGCTGCTGGTTCACTATCTGAAACTTTCTTTGACCTTGACACAGTAGGTGGTGCCTTTCTTAAAACACAGGTAGTTAATAATAATATTATACTTGATGCATCAGGAACGAGCAATAGTATTGAATTAAAAGCTAGAGAAAATATTGAACTGCGAACTACTTCTGCTGATTCTAATATCTTCCCTAATGTTAAAGCTTTATTTGATGGTGTAACTAATCCATCTATTTCATATAGAGGTAAATCAACATGGGGAGCATCTTTAGCACAGGTACCTAATTCGCTTATAAATGCACCGGTATATAAACATGAATGGACAAACCTAGCGGCAGCAGATGCTCCTATACTTGGTGGTTCAGTAGTAAGGCAAATGGGTAGTCAATCTTATATGACTAATTCAGGTGTACAATACCAACAATATAATGATGGGTTTACTGCTATGATGATTGGTAAACCTGCCTATAATAGCGGTGTGCTAGGTGGTGATAGATTAGGATTATTTGTCAACAATCTAGCCAGTACAGTACCGCCACAATTTAGTAATTCTGGGACAGTAAAGGAAAATCCGGCAATGGAGCAAGTTAGAATAGATTCCACGACTACTAAAATTAGTAATAATTTTTGTTTAGGTGGTGAAAACGGGAATGAAGTATTAAATCTTGACCCGCTATGGGACACTACAGATATTGACGGGAGGACTATTGAAATTACCCCTGGTACCCCATATTTACAAGTTAACATAGGTACATTTACACCAGTGAATAGTCAAATAGCAATTAATAGTATGCCTTTTGGAAATCGTACACAGGCATGGGAATGTGATTTAATATTAAAATTTAACCCATCCAATATGTATCATGGGGCGCAGTTTATTATTGAAATATATAACATGCCATCTAAGTTTGCATGGAGTGGAAACTATAACAGTAGCTATGCTACACAGTATGGAAAAATAAATGTATTTTATGAAAATTTAGATAATGCAGGTACTGTTACTACAAAGTCAGCAGGATCAATTGAGACTGATGCTAATGATATCTCAGGTTTTGGTAGTGGTACAACTACATATACAGCTAAAGTTGGCCTGTATAAATTTGGTTTTAGTAACATGGGTGTTAAAACTTTTTATAATGGAAACGGTGTGGGTGCCGCCGGTGGATTAAATTTACAAAAAGGGTGGACATTACATCAATCTATCTTTACTACGTTCCAAGAAGAAAATAATACCTCATACAGTATGCAGGCACCGGCTAATTCATAATTAGAAGATTAATATTTAAATAAATAAAAATGACAAAAAAGGAAAAAAAGGAATTAACTAGTTTTGTAGATAGATATAAACAAATAGAAACTTCTATTGATCTAATGCAAAAAAGTATTTTAAGTTTAGCTGATAAAAGAGATAAACTTTTTGATGAATTAGATACCATGAAAAGTCAAGAAAAAACTTTTATGGAAAAGCTTATTAAAAAATATGGAGAAAGTAATGTTACTCCTTATAAGTTAATGAAAATTTACGAGGAAGGTATATGATAATTTTAAAAAACATAATAGCGATAATCACTGATCCTAAAAATACAAGAATGTTTTTATTAGGTGGTATTGTAGTGTTGTGTTTTTTATTGTTTAGACAGTGCGAACAAACTAATATAGCAAAGAGTGAAGCTACTAAGATTAGTAATAATTGGAAAGCTTCGTTAGATACAATTGAAAACTATATTGACAAAAATGGAAATGCTGCCGCTGAAATAAGAGCTCTTAATTTAACATTAGAAGAAATTGAAGATGAGCTAGAGTTTGAGAAAGATAAACCGCCGTTGACTATTATTAAAACTGAAACGGTAATAAAGGAAGTTATTGTAGAGGTACCGGTAAATGTTATTGATACTATATTAGGTAATTTTAATTCAGCATTAACAGTTTCCGATTCTGCTACCTGGGGTAAAAGTTTTAGAGATATTGGAGTTTTTGTTCCTTATGAAATTGATGGTACTTTAATAAATTTTGGTAATGCTACTATTGATCTAAAACAAAATATATTTTTATCTGCCTCATTAACAAGAGACAATAAAACAAAAGAATTATTTGTAAATCTTTTAACTGATTATCCTGGTACTACTTTTAATAGTGCAGAAGGTATATTAATTGACCAAAGGAGTAGCGCGTTTAAAAGCTTACAATATGAAAACAGAAAAACATTAGGACTAGGATTACAACTAGGTGTCGGTTTCAGCGGTAGCGGAGTTGCACCTTATGTTGGTATAGGTTTAAACTATACCCCTAAGTTTTTACAATGGTAAATAAATAAAATAATGGAATCATCTAAATTTTTACAATTATCAGAAGGAATATTATTAGAGTATATTTACACTAGTCAATCTGAACCAACTGAACTTAACACTGCTGACTATCCGATAGACATAATGCGAGACGGTCATACCGGTGGTAGCTATCTATTTAATACAAGTGATGTTTCGGCTGAAATGGGTAACTATACAGATATCTCTGCTGCTGCTATTAATGTAAATAAAACTCAGTACGCATATTTAGATACTGATATAGGAGTACCTTATAATGATTTTGATCCATTATTGACTAACACGGTAGACCTCCTACAGACGTTCTCCCCTCAGCTAAATATAGCATATGATAAAATAAGAGTACATTTTATCTCAGGCTTTTCATTTACAGGATTTGATGGTATTATATTTGAAACCTTAGTACCTCGTAGGGATGGTGTATTATTAAACCTATCTTCAATAAACTTTTTAAAGACTGATACTCCGGTATTTAATCCAGATCCAGTTTTAATAAATGATAATCTTTATGCCAGTTTTATTGAATGGAGAGTACCATCTCTTTACTTCATGAATAACAGCTTTAATGCTGCTGATTCTAATGGCCTAGGATTTAAGTTAACTGAAGGTAAAGGATTTTTAAGTACTCCTACAATTACATTTAAGGCTACAGGTATTTATGAAACTATAGTTGAAAATAGTTATAGCTATTATAATGTAGAAGAAATAAATTCAGTTACATTACCAAGTAGGGATATTTATGATAATCTTTATGCTAGTGTTACAGAGGCGGAAGGTGGTGATTATTTTGAATTAACAGGTTTGGTAACAGGTTCAACATTTTCTAATTTTATAAGTCAGCTAAACGCCACGTCAGGTGGAGCAAACAATATAGTATTTCATGAAATTAATGTGAGTGAGCAAATAGATACTTCATTTGTTAAGACTAGCACACAGGTATTTACACAGACTAACAGTTTTGATAATCCTATTCTATTTAGACCAATTATTTTAAATAGTGCTATTGCCGCTTCTTTTACAATTAATTATATGCTAAGAATTTATAACCGAGCTGATAATACTCAGATAATTAAGCAAGCTAAATTAACTTCATTTGATGTAAAGAAATACGGAAGGCGATTAATGAAAATAAATTTAGGAGTAGTTCCAACTGTGGCTAATGTATACAATCAAATTGCACCGAATGATGGAAACAATATTATTGTAAACAATGGTGGAAATGGAGGAGCTGGACAAACAACAGAAAAAATAGTAGAACAACTGGTAGTGAAAACTAAGTATGTAACTTCATTTAGAGATAAATTACATGTGAAGGCGTCAATATCTCCAGCTAAAATACAAACAATAACAGAAACCGATGGATCAACAGAATAACAAAGAAGAACGCGTTAGTGCATTTACAAAACCATTAGCTTCTTTACCTTTAGTATCAACGGCTCCTATTGGAGTTTCAACTAATGTAGCTACAACTAAACCTTACCAAGAATATTTTCAAAGGTTTGTAGTATTAGATCCGGATGCTAGAACTTTACCTAACGGCGATGGGGTTATAAGAATATCACCATTTGATGATTATGTTATTTTTACAATATATGATGACACTATAGGATCTGTTCCAGTTGATCCAGCAAATCAGAAAAAAGCAAATCCTAATGAAGCGGCCGCCGCTGTTAATACAGCTGAAAAGCCAATTGATCTTAGTAACGTAGGAACTATTACTTTAGTTTTTGTTGGTGAGAACGATGAAATTAGAATACCTAATTGGACACAGGTACAAACCGTGGATCTTTCACAAGGTCAGGTATTATTTAGAATAGACAAAGAAAGCTCAAAAAAGATATTAGCATTAGATAATAATAACTTTTATATCTCTACAAGAATGGAGGACATTAATGGTACTAGTGATGAAAGCGTATTATATACCGGTACCTTTTTAGGATTGGTTGATGCAGCCAAAGAAACTATGACAGCTAAAATGGAGGCACAGGTTGCCTTATATTCAGACGAGCTTGCGAGATTGCAATTACTGATAGCGAATTATAAATCTAATGAAGCTGAATACCAATCTACTATAGTAGAACTAAATGATACTGTTGAAGTATTAGAAAATTCTAATCTTAAGTTAACGGATGAAGTAGCTACTTTATCTAAGGAATTAGGAAGTACAGAATCTGAGTTAGCAATTGAAGAAGCTAGAAATGCTCAATTAAGAGCTAATCTTGCTAAGAAAAGAAAAATTCAGGTAATGGGATTAAAGGTGTTGGCTGATCAAGCTAGATCAAAAGCAGTTAAACGAAGATACTTTAGACAATCAGCTAAATCTAATCAAAGCTTTAGTACTACAAACAATGCAATAAGTGTACCAAGAAGACCGAGTAGTTTTAGACAGGTTTCATAATAGATAAGATATGATATTAAGCGCAAGAAATAACCAGTTTAAATTTGAATTTCCTAGAAATTTTATTCCTAAGGAAATATCAGATAAGTATAAGCCATACTTAAATAGAATGCCAGGTGCTATGATTAAAGAACCTATCGATTATTTTAATTATGGAATACAATCAATGAATTTACCTGGACCTTCATTTGATCCAGTAACACAAAATGACTTTCCTGGAAATACTAGAAGATTTAGAACAAGTCTACCTAAGCAAGAACTGTTTGATAAAGATCTAACTATTACGATGCAAGCATTTGATGGTTGGGTTAATTATTGGATGGCTATCGAAGTATTTGATTACTATTATAAACAGAGTGGAAAAAATCCGTTTGTACCAGAAGGTATTGGATTGCAAATGATTGATGGTGATGGAAATATTTTTGTTACTTGTCAATTAAAAGATATGATAATGACTGGTGTTAGCGCATTAGATTTAAATTTCTCAAGCAACACGATAGAATTTCAAACATTTGATATTAATTTTACATATAACATTTTAGAAACTAAAGTTAATCTTGTCTAATATATAAACAAATAGAAAGAGCAATGAAAACATTTAAAGATTACCTTACTGAAAGTCATGATGATTCTATAGATATACAAAATCTAATAAATGAATCTTATGATTTAACAGAAGAACAAGAAACTGCAATAGATAATGCAGTTGATAGAATTATGGAAGAACATAATAACGGAAAAGATTTAGAAGTTATTATGGAAGAAATAATTAATGAAGGTATATTAGGATCTGTTTTAGGTGGTCTTACTGGTTTTGCTTTAGGTAAATCTGTAGGAAAGGCTATCGCAAAGGTACTAGGTATTCAAAAAGGAGCCTTGTATGATTTATTAACCAGTCGATTAATTGGTGCTGCATTAGGTGCAGTATTAGGTAAAAGACTTTAATCCAATATAATTGATTTACTCAGGTATAGATTTTTCTCTCAATAGTCCAGGTACATGTACACAGGACCATAAAGGCAAATACACATTTATTACATTCTTTAATTACGGTAATAGAATATGGGATGAAGAAGGTAGAAAGATACCAAAGTCCTTTTCGGTTCATAAAGAACTAATGGATAGCAAAACAATATTAGGATTTCCTTATTATAGACAAGTAAAGGATAAGGACTTTTTACTCAGGGAACGAGAAAAACTCACAGATGGCCAAAACATAGCCGAATTAATGTCAAATATTTTAATAACCTTATATGGAACAAAAAACCATAAGATTGCATTAGAAGGGTTCTCCTATGGTTCAAAAGGAAATTCATTCATTGACATTGTTCAGTATAATACATTTTTAAGAAATGAAATAGTTAATGCTTGGGGTGTAGAAAATATCTCAATTTACCAACCATCCCATGTTAAGAAATTAGCAGGTAAAGGTAATGCAAACAAACATTACATGGTTAAGGCATTCCAAGACGACGTTTTTAATGATAAAGATTTAAGGAAAACAGATTTATGGAAATGGACTCAAGGTAAAGACTTTACAGAAAAGATCCCTAAACCAATAGATGACTTAGTAGATGCGTACTTTATACTAAATGCTAATAAAGAAAAAGGGTGGTCATTAAATACTTAATACATAGAAAACCACTAAATACATTGAGTCTAGTAATTACATACTTCTCTTTCTTTAATTAGTTATATTTTATATATAGCAACTAGAACTTAGTTTCAGAATATTATGATAAAAGCAATAAAAAATAGAATATTTATTAAAAAAGATGAATTACCAGAAAAAATTGGTAGTATATATGTACCTAAAACCGAAGGTCAGTATGCTCCACCTTATTCAGGTACAATCATATCTGTAGGTGGTGGCATAGAGGATTCAGATTACAAAATAGGTTCACGAGTACTATTTCACGACTTAGCAGGTACAGAGTTTAAATATAATGGCGATACTATATTCAGCATCAGAGAAAACGATGTAACCGCTATTATGCAATAAAAAAGTTCTATTTAGACTGAAACTAAATAGAGATATGAATATATAATAAACAAAGGAATCAATATTATATTGGTACTTTTTAAATGGCATATAACAAGGCAAAGTATATCGGCAATACCCGGGCAAATTAAAGATAGGCAATGTTTTGTTATGGCTTAAATTAAATAAATAACAAACAAATAAAAAAGGCAATTAAAATGGCAAATGAATTCGACATTTTCAGTGTTAGCGTCAAGGACCTAGACACTGGAGACAGACCGCAAACAACAAGCGATCTTTACACACCAAAACCTGATCAAGGTTCAGACGGTACTTACCGTTCACTAATTAGGTTTCTACCTAATGTAAAAAATCCACGCAAACCTTTCGTTCGTAAATATGTCTACTGGTTAGAAGACAGAGATGGCAATGGTTTTTACGCAGACTCACCTTCAACGGTTGGAGACAAATGTGCTGTACAGGACATGTTCTTTAAACTTAGAAACTCTGAATCTGCTGTAGACAAAAAGATGTCAGAAGGGCTTAAGCGTAGAGAAGTATTTTATGCATTAGTACAAATCGTAAAGGATCCACAGAACAGAGATCTTGAAGGTCAAATTAAAGTAATGAAATTTGGTTACAAGATTAAAACTAAAATTGATGAAGAGTTAAATCCGCAATTTGATGAACCAACACAAGTATTCGATCCATTCGAAGGAAAGAATTTTGAATTGGTAATTTCAAAGAAAGGTGGATATCCAAACTACGATTCATGTAAATTCCAAGGGAGTAGATCTCCAATGTCAATTAAAGGTGATGATGTAACCGCAGATGATGCAGGAAGAACTGCAATTCTCGATTATATTAAAGATGCACCGGATTTAGGCAACTTTGACTACAGACCATGGACTGACGATCAAAGAAACAAAGTAATGGGCGTACTTTCACAATTTAGTAACCCAGGTTCTTCTATTGATACTGTTACTGCAAGACAAGCTCCGGCTGCTCCTGCTGCAACTAAAGCAGCGGCTGCTAAGGTAACAGAAACTTCTGCACCTGCTGAAACTGCTACTGCAACTAAAACTGAAGATTCTTCTAAAGGAGATGATTTTGATGATTTCATTAATGGTTTAGATCTTTAATGATATGGGAACAGAAGTATTAATATCTTCTGAAATGAAAGCTCGGATCATCGATAAGGTGGTCCGAGTTCTTCACCTTAATCATTCTCACCCAGAAAAAAGGAGAATGTTAGAAAGTAAGGAACGATTAAATTTTGCATGTCCTTACTGTGGAGACTCAACAGATTCAGTAAGAAAAAAGAGAGGTAATCTTTATTGGAAAAATTTACAATTCCACTGTTACAATTGTTCAGCTCACGAGAGTTTAGATGTTTTCTTAAAGGATCATAATTTAAACTTTGAAGGCGAAGACCGTATAGATGTAATTAATTTCATTAAGGAAAATAGAAAAAACTTTTCTTTAGGTGAAACTTTAGAATTTCATTTATTTGATAAGGCAAATAAATTAGCATTATCATTTGATGAAGTTGCATTAGGTTTTAATGTATATCCTATTAATTCATTAACATACCGAGCATACCCATATCTTAAAAGTAGATTACTCCATCACAAAACTGAAAAATTCGGTTATGACCCAAGGAGAAAAGAGCTTTATGTTTTTAACTTAAATAAAAATAAAAAGATAATAGGATTCCAGGTTAGAGCATTAGAAGATACGAGTGGCCCTAAATATAAAACTTGGAATATAGAAAGAATATATGATAGGCTAAAAAAACAATTGAATGTATCTGAGGATGAACTTGATTCTTTAAATAAAATATCAATGATATTCGGAATCTTAACAGTTGACTTAGGTAGAGGATTTACGATATTTGAAGGACCTATAGATTCTTTCTTTATGTCAAACACATTAGGCTTAACTGGTGTTAAAAAGCAAATTTTAGATTTTGATGAAATACCAACAGCAAGATATATGTTTGATAATGATTATGAAGGTAAAGCTAAAATGATTCAGAAACTAAAGAAAGGGCAAACAGTTTTTATGTGGGATAAATATTTAAAGGATTTTGGAATACCTAAGAAAAAGGTAAAGGATTTAAATGACCTAGTTAAATATGAATTTAAAAATAGGACTGGGTGTTTAAATGAGTTGGATAAATATTTTACAAACAATCATTTAGATTTAATTTTCTTATGATAAAAAAATATAATGAATTTGTGGTTGAACAGTTCGAAGATTTTTATAATGACTTAGAAACTTCTAAGAAAAAGCTTAAATTATTTACTAAGTTTAAAAAGATAGAAACTGATAATGTAAAAAGTAATTTTTCTTTACCTCAACCTAAAAGAAAATTTCAACCAAAGATTAAAAGTTACAAAAAGATTAATAACGATAAAGGAGTATTTTAATGGCATTTGATGATACACAAATAAAGGAAGCTAACGAACAGTTAGAAATTAGATTAGGCTCGGATAGAGATGATTGGAAAACAAAGATCAAAGATCTTGTTTCTAAGTTAAAAAGCATGAATGAGTTAGCTGAATGTCAAGTAAGAATGCTATCCTATCGCCAGATATTATTAGATAAAGTAACTGATTTTAAAACAACCATATATAAAAGGAATGCTACTTGGGATAAGTATTATAAAAACCAATACCGGGAGTATTCAATTAATTACGATGTTAAACTAACGAATGGCGAAAAACATCAATTTATAAAAGCCGATCTGTCTTCTTTAAAAACTCAAATCGACATGTTGCAATCACATATAGATTATTACTATGAATGCATTAAGACTTTAGATAACATGGCATTTGCAATAAGAAACAGAATAAACTTAGATGATAAGGAATTTTAATGGAACTATCTCTGTCTGAAAATAAAAAGTTTTTAGTAATTGATTCATGTACCGAATTGGAATATGAACAGTTAAAATCTAGTCTTACTAAGAAAATAGAAGGGTGGCGGTTTCACCCTCTGGTAAAGAAAAAGGTTTGGGATGGTAACATTTCATTTATTAAAAGAAACAAAATACCAGCAGGATTATGGAAAGAAGTAATTGACATTTGCAAACAATATGATTATCAATTTACTTTAAATGGTATAACTGATATTTTTGATACTTCAATAGATGAAGAAACTTTTAAGAAGTGGGCAGATGAATTTTTTGCAAAGTCTGAAATTAAACCGAGAGACTATCAAATAGACGCAGCAATAAAGATTTTAAAGTATAGGAGATGTTTAGCTGAATTGGCAACTTCTGCAGGTAAAACTTTAATTTCATTTATGGTAGTTGCTTATATGATGGAACAATTAGGTAAAAAGAAAATCTTAATGATTGTACCTAATGTAAGTTTAGTAGTTCAAGCAAGCGGAGATTTTGAAGAATATAATAAAGGTAGAGTACCAATTAAAATTCAACAGATTTATGCCGGTGTGAAATTAAGAAAGAGCTCTAATGTAGTTATAGGTACTTATCAATCATTAACTAAAAAGGATGAGGAATACTTTAGTCAATTTGATGCTGTCTTTGTAGATGAAACTCATAAAGCAAAAGCAAATTCAATCCAGAAGATAATGGATAAATGCTGGCACTGCGACTATAGATTTGGTTTAAGTGGTACTATTCCTAAAAGAGGAACTGTAAATAGACTAAGTTTAATGTCAGCGATGGGACCTTTGGTAACTCAAGTAAAGGCTGCTCATTTACAGGAAGAAGGGCATATTGCAAAATGTAAAGTATTACAGATACACATGGAATATGCAACCGATGCTCAAAAAGAAGCATTCTCGTCTTTATCTAAAAATCCGTATGATAGGCAAAAGTTATTTAGTTTAGAACAAAACTTTATTAATGAAAGTGAAAAGAGGCTAGATTTTGTTTGCCAAGTAATTAAAAAGTCTACATCCAATTCACTAGTGTTATTTCATAAAATAGCTTATGGTGAAAAAATATACAAAAAACTTAGGACAATAACAGATAAGAAGGTTTACTATGTTGATGGTTCTGTTAAGTCTGATTTTAGAGAAGAATTTAAAAAGAGAATGGAAAAGAACGATGATGTTATTATTGTAGCATCATACGGAACATTCTCAACAGGTATTTCAATTAAAAACATTCATAACATTTTCTTTACCGAATCATTTAAATCAGAAGTGATCATTAGACAATCGATAGGTAGAGGTTTAAGAAAGCATGAAGCTAAAGATGTTGTAAAAATATATGACTTCATTGATGATTTTAGATATAAAGTGGATGATCACGATTGGGTAAATTATATTTATAGACATGGTATGGAAAGAAGAAAAATCTATAAAGAAGAAAAGTTCCCATTCGAAGTACAGAATGTTAGATACTAATATAGAATATCTTTCTCATGAGAGATGGATATATAAAAAAAGAATCAAAAAAAGATAAAATATAATGAAACCAATCAAAAAGTTTTCAATGATGTCTAAAGCCGAAGGTTCAATTAATGAATCGGCAGATGTCAATCATGATGCTGTAATGGATCTTGTTAAAAAGATGGGTTACGAAAGCGTTGAAGAATTAAAGAAAGAAAAAAATCTTTTAACTAAATTAGAAGGTTTATTAAAAGATGTCTCCCCTAAAGACGATATTTCTGAGGATGAACTAGAAGAAGACAGAGCCGAGGATATAGCTGATGAAGTTAAAAAGAAAGGCGAACCTAAGTCATTAGAATCTGAAGAAGATAAAGATGATGATAAAGTTAGTGCCGAAGGTGAAGTTGCTGAAACTGATGAAGTAGAAGAAGATGCCGCTGAAGAAATAGAAGATGAAGTATTAGCTAAAGGCGAACCTAAAGATGTAGAAGATAAGGCAGGTGATAAGGTATCTGATGATCCTGAAATTACTGCTGAAGTTCCTGCTGAAGCTGATGAAGTTGAAGATGAAGATGGTGTTGAGGTTGCTGCTGAAGAAGAAGAAACTCCAGCTGCTACTAAAAGAATCATGGCCTTCGAAGATTTTATTAAAGAAAAAGAAGTTACAGTAAACAAGAATATCAAATATGCCGATGATGCTGAAGAACCAGAAGATTATTCTGTTGTTGCTGCATCCGCTAAACCATTAGCTGAAGACGATGATGAAGATGAAGGTGAAGATGATGAAAAGGAAGGTAATGAATTAGAAGATAAAGGCGATAAGAAAGTTGATTCTGAAGATGACAAAGAAAAGGCTGACCATTATAAAGGAGCTGTTAAATCTGATGACTCTGAAATTGATGCATTAAAGAAAGATGCTGAATATGATGAAGAAGAAGAAAAGAAAGATGAATCAAGAATTATGTCTTTTTCAAATTTTGTAACTGAATCATATGATGAGGATGAAGTAGAAGAAGAAGAAGAAATAGAAGCTGAGGAAGAAGAAGCTGTAGAAGAAGGCGTAGGTGAAGTAATTACTAAAGTTACAGGAGATGAAATCGCTGATGAAGAAGCAGGTGATGATGGCCTTGCTATTCCTGCAGAAAAAGGTGACGGTTCTGAAACTGCTGCTGGTATTGCTGGAGATATAATGGATATGGGTAAAGTAAAAGTTCAACCTGAAGCAAAGGGTGAAGAATTAGTTACTAAAGACCAAAACATTACAACTGAAGTAAAAGGTGAAGCTGACGATCTTAAGGATGCTACTGAAGTTCCTGCAGAAATGGGAGACGGTTCTGAATCTGCCGCAGGTATTGCTGGAGACATAATGAATATGGGTAAAGTAAAAGTTCAACCTGAAGCAAAAGGTGCTGCATTAGTTGGAGAAGCTAAGATTAATGAAAAGGATATTACTTCTGCTGATGAATTTAAAGAATATGCAATGGCAATGCTAAAAGATGCATTCGGAGATGATTTTGATGAAACTAAAGCAACTGAAACTGCTGATGGTTTAATTGATAAGTATGGTGAAGATTACGGCGCAATGGTCGGAGCTTTACAATCTACTATGGGATCATAATAAATTAAACTAAACATGAAACATATAAAATTGTTTGAACAGTGGCTGACTGACAAAAGTCAGCCATTGTTGTTAGAAGGTGGTGCCGCTGGTCACATGGCTCATCCATTTGATGATAAGGATTTAACCTTTGGTGATTTTAAGGCAATGATAGATGCTGGTCTTAGAGGTGAATTAAACTTTGAAGAAGAGGCTACTGAAAAGACTGATGGACAAAATGCATTTGCTACCATTCAAGATGGTGAAGTTAAATTTGCAAGAAACAAAACAGAGTTAAAGAATCCAATGACTCTTTCTGAATTTAAGAATAAATTTGAAGGTCATCCTAGTAAATTAGTACAAGATACTTTTCAATTTGCTGCACAGGATTTGGCTAGGTTGCTAATGGGTCTTTCACCAGCTGACCAAGAAAAGTATTTTAAGAATGGAAAAGACTTTATGAACATGGAGTTAATCTACTCGCAAAACCCTAAT